TCACTCATCGTCTTCTTCCTCGTACATTGAGCTATTCGGATCGCTCATCAGTTCTGCACAGCAGTGCTCACACACGTGAACTTCCAGCACATGCAGCTTCTGACCGCAGTTAGCGCACGTTAAAGCTCGCTCGACGCTTTCTTTCTGGTATTGAAGGGATTGGGATGGGCTAAGCATTATTGGATTCTCTGCATCATGAGAAAGACAATCATGGCGGCGCGAAGGGGATTTTCATGTATAGCTCGCTTAGATTTACAGTAGGCCACACCGCGTGCACCCCACTCGTCTTCATCGAGATTGATAATGCTAATCCTGTATTTTTCAATAATCGGCCATGAGTCTGCTGGGTTTGCGCATGGGTTAAAGGATCCGCGCTCAACTTCTACTTCAACTGCGTCTCCGTTTACAATGTCTCCCTCAAATGAGACAAACACCATATCGCCATTCTCACCTTCTTTGTAATCCGGCGATCCGTTATGAATGGCTTCGAATACCGCCACGTTAATTTCAAAATCACTTAACTGTGAATAATCCATTGTCATTTCCTCGCACGATGTCTTAGCCACCGGATATCCCACAGGTGAGCCGTGTAGTTGAAGGTTTTTACGTCAGATTCTTTTGGGATTGGCTTGCGTTTATTTCTGGAGCGTTTCGTTGGAAGGTATTTGCAGTTTTCGCAGATGATGTCGGTGAAACTTCGTCGCTGTCGTCTCATTCGTACCTCCTGTCGGTAAATCTGACACCCTGACCAATAGCCCATGCTGTCGTGTACTCAATCAGACTTGCCATACGCTTCACACTCATCTGCGCGCTACTTTCGCGAATGTTGACGTATTCGCCTTCAAGCCCGGGCAAAACATCAGCTTCCTGTTTTGTTGCCACTGCATGACCGCTGATCAACAAAACCTTCCATTGTTCCGGTTTTAACCATTTGCCGCACCATTGAACCTGACGAGCGATATCCGCCAGCATCGCGTGAAATTTTGCGTTCTGGTCAAGGTTGCGCTTGTAGTCAGTAATGCGGATGGTGACTGGCTTGTCTTTATCGAGTGGTGTTGCGAGGATGGCATTTATTGCGGCTTGCTGTTGTTGCTTACTTCGGAGGAAGATTGTTTGCTTCATCGAAATTCTTCTCTTTAATTCCAGCGGCTCTGATAGCTTTCATTACTGCAATTACCGTTTTGTCACGCCCATCCTCATAACCCATCGCATAAGCACCTTCTTCACCATCTTTCCAAAAGTCGTCATTCGATTCTGGCCAGTCGATATCCAGTTCAATAGCTGCTCGCGATGCCTGCCATAAAGTCCACCACTCATTTAAGGAGTGACGAATATCCATGCTTGAAAATGCGAAGTACCTATCACCATTTCTTGCCTCGGTTATCATCTCGAATGGTAATCTCAATTTTTTGGCAACGTATTCCTCAAACTGCTTTCTTGATTCGTCCATATCACTCTCCATCGATGATTTTTTGGGTTACCAATAATATTTGATAGTCGCCATAATTATCGGTAGCAACGCGCAGACAACTGAAAACCGTAAAACAAAACCTACTCCCAATATGCGATATCCATTATTCCAGAGAACAAAACTCATCATCAGAAGGAATCCATGAAAAATCGCGACAAGAAATAAACTACAAATAAATGCATTTACCATCGGTACTTACCACTCGCTCTTAATCCAATAAAAAAGGGTTTGCTTCACTGAACACTCCTTTATTTTTTATGCCTGTAACCCCATTCTTCCAGCAACCTTGCGGCGTACCACCCAAGAAACAAAGGAAAGAACATTACAATGAGATATTCCCCGCCACGGTCAATGTTCGAAATTGACCAGATTACGATGTAACCAGTGCAGAACAGGAATATTACAAACCCCAAAAAGCTACTTCGTCGACTCATGCTCACCCCTTCACTTTGACTCCAGCAGCGCGAATCCGTCCTTCGCATTCACTAATTGCGTCGTTATAACCAAATGTGACCCCATCCTCGAAATCGGTAGAAAATGCCTCACGCTCTCTTTTTCCAGGACACTCAATCTCGATAGCTGCTCGCGATGCCTGCCACGCTTGCCAATACATCTCAACCATATTGGCGTATATTTTATTTTTAGGATCACATCCGGTGTAATTTTCAAACCATTCTTCAAACTGCTTTCTTGATTCGTCCATCGATACTTACCCTCAGTTCAACTCACAAAACGCCACGCCATTTTTGCTACAGCGACAGGCATAACACCGATAATCACCCAGACAAATGCAGCGCCAAACAACGTATACCATGGATCTTTACCGTCATTCACAAGGCGAATGTAGCTATGCAGAAAAATAAAAAACGTCAGAAGAATCCATCCAACGCCAACGAATTTGAGTGCGACGAGCATAAACTCAACCACGATTTACCCTCCCCCAAATAAAAAGGCCTGCGATTACCAGCAGGCCTGTTACAAGCTCAGTGATGTAGATGGTCATCAGAATCCTCCTTTCTTCTTGGACTGCGGTTCCTCGCGTTCACGTCGGCGCATTTCAGCAGACTGTTGGTCTGTGTCATAAATAGCGCCATTTGCCTGAATGCAATACACCGTGCCGGTATTGCCATGACGATTGAGACGAAGGATTAGTTCGGTTTCACCAGGTGGAACACTGTCATCAAAAGCGCCTTCACGATGGATCCCAACCCAATAATCGCAATCCTGTTCAATCTGCCCTGTATCTCGTGAGTCACTTGGTAATGGGCGTTTATTGGTTCGGCTTTCCAGTGCGCGGTTAAGCTGCGTCAGAAGCACAACAACGCAATCAAGCTCTTTGGCAAGGTTCTTCAGTCCTTTGGTGATCATGCCGTAAGCAAGGTCGTTGCGATCGGCCTTCTCAGCGGTCATTAGTGTCAGGTAATCGACCAGAATCATGCCAACACATCCTTTTTCTCGCTTGATTCGACGGCTTTCGCTGACGATTTGAGCCAGAGATAATCCCGGCGTGTCGTCGATGTAAAGCATGTCGATTTCACTCAAGCGATTGGCTGTTTCGATCGCCCTGTTGAAGTCACCATCGTAATCACCCTGATAGCCGTCATCAGCGTCATTTGTCGCCGGAAGGTAAAAAATATTCGGGTTAACACCTGACTTCTGTCCTACCAGTTTTTCCAGTATCTGGTCACCGGGCATTTCAAGGCTGAACATCAGAGCGGGCTTTTTCTCATGCACTGCGCAGTTGATTGCCATCTGGCTGTATAGCGTCGTTTTCCCCATCTTAGGGCGAGCGCCAATGACAAACAGAGAGCCTTTCACCAGACCTTTCGGTGACAGCATCCTGTCCAGCGATGGGATCCCTGTGCTCATTCCTCGTTGTTCGCCTGACGGGTCAAATCGCTTCTCAAGGTCGCTAACCCAGTCTTCCATTACCTCACCAAATGAGCGAAGGCCGCGACGCGATCCGGTTTTTGCATGGTCTGTCAGTTGCGTGAAAATCGCCTGAATAGCTTCGTACTTCTGCGTTGCAGTCATTCCGTTGCGGGAATAGAGCAATTCCGTCGCTTCAGTCATGCGGTTGATGGCGTAGCGTTCCATTGCGGTTTCGCGAACCTGCATTGCATAGGCAACGATGTTTGCGGCGCTTGGCGTGTTCTTTGCGATCTCAGCGATATAAGCAAAACCGCCAACAGACACCGTTAACGATTTGCGATCCAGTTCATCGAAAAGCGTCAGGCCATCTACTGGCTTTTGCTCCCGGTGCATTCTGGTTATTTCTTCGAAAAGGATTTTGTGTGGTCGGCTGTAAAATGAATCAGGCTTCAGCATCGCCAGAACTTTCTGGACGCGCTCACTGCTGTCATCATCCAGAAGCAATCCACCAATCACCGCCTGCTCTGCCTCGATGCTATGGGGCGGCGCATAAAAATTATCGGTCATCGTGTTCACCCTCACGAACTTTCAGGTAGGTATTATCGTTAAGCAGGAAATCAAATCCCTTTTTGTGCCAGACAGTTCCGCGTTGATGGTTTGGGCGCTCTTCGAACATCCATCGGCAATTTTCTCCTACGTAGCTCAAATAATTTCTCCAGTCCTGCATCGTGAACCCATGCCCGTCAAGCTGGCGGGTTATCACTCCGGCTTTGCGCCAGAACGTTCGGATCTGGTTTTTACGCTTGTCATTCAGTGCGCGGATTCTTGGCGCTTCAGGAAGGATTTCGTGGTAAGCATCGACAACATCCTGACAGCTAACGGAAGGTTTTTTCTTGTCAGACTTTTTGTCTGCTGTGGCACTCTCTAATACGTCAGTATTAGAGATATTATTTATATTATTGTTTATGGACAACCGTTGGACAACCGTTGGACAATCTCCGCTGAGAGCCGCGCCATTACTGGTGTTTGCGTTGGACAACCGTTGGACAACCGTTGGACAATTTTTTGCCTGAAAATCGTCATATTTAACGATTGTAAACAGGCTAAATTTCTTCCCCATCGAGGAAATATTAAGCATCCCTTTCGACTCAAAAGTCCGTAATAAGCTCCGAACTTTGTTGTCGGGGATGAATGTTTCTCTGACCAGCGACGGGCGTCCAGTTATCATCTGACCGCGATCAACAGTTATCGGACCGATATCCGTATTGACGACAGTAGATTCGTGATTAGCCTTGAGGATTAAGTGAAGCCAAAGATGTACTGCCTGAGAGTCCTTATAGAGCCTGCTGTCCATAAACTGGCGGTGTATAGAGACATACCCCATACTGGATGCCTCCTGATGTTTTACAGGGTTATGCCTGTAATCAGCTAACTTAACGACGCCCATGTTTCACTCCTGCTTTGGCTAGTCTGTAAACACCAACAAGGCGCTCTGCGAACGCCCTGTTATTTGCTGCGGCTACCACTAATCCCTCAGGTGAATCAGGGTGTCGAATCTCTTCTTTTTCCTGGTATTTCTTACGACGTTTTGTCATAATTACTCCTGTGGATTGATCCAGTCTTTCTACATCAGGCCTCAAAACTGTTGCCGCAGTCTTGAGGCTTTTCTTTTGTCAGCACCATGGCTACTTTCTTTGCCAGCTCCGCTAATTCCTCGTCTTCAACACCCCACTCCAGCACAGCCAGAAGCATGGCCATCTTTGGGATAAAGCTGTCTTTCCATCGCGAAATTTGCGATTCATTGATCCCTAATGCATCAGCAACCTTTCGCTGACCACGTACAGCAATTCGATTTAGGATGTTGCTTGTAATTGCATTCGCTTTCTTGCGAGTACTTGTAAGTTGCATATGTAAGTATTTCCTTAGATAACAATTGATTGAATGTATGCAAATAAATGCATACACCATAGGTGTGGTTTAATTTGATGCCCTTTTTCAGGGCTGGGATGTGTAAGAGCGGAAATGTCTTAAGCGGCTTTACCGCGTTTAGTTCCGTACTGTAACCAAACCGGATCACAGTTAAGCGCCATAGCAATCTCAAACAAGAAGCGCGGTCGCTTGGTTACTCCAGCTTCAATCAGTTGAATTGATTGCTGTTTAACACCGGCTTTGGTTGCCAGTTCGGTTTGCGTCATTTTTAACGCAATTCGCCTCTTCTTGAGGCGTTCAGAAAGAGTTTGCATATCGCCTCCATCAACAAACTTTCTTGTATTTTCATACAATGTATCTTGTTTGTCAAATACAGTTTTTCTTGTGAAGATTGGAGGTAAATAACAGAGGTGGCTTATGAGTATTTCTTCCAGGGTAAAAAGCAAAAGAATTCAGCTTGGACTTAACCAGGCTGAACTTGCTCAAAAGGTGGGGACTACCCAGCAGTCTATAGAGCAGCTCGAAAACGGTAAAACTAAGCGACCACGCTTTTTACCAGAACTTGCGTCAGCTCTTGGCGTAAGTGTTGACTGGCTGCTCAATGGCACCTCTGATTCGAATGTTAGATTTGTTGGGCACGTTGAGCCCAAAGGGAAATATCCATTGATTAGCATGGTTAGAGCTGGTTCGTGGTGTGAAGCTTGTGAGCCCTACGATATCAAGGACATTGATGAATGGTATGACAGTGACGTTAACTTATTAGGCGATGGATTCTGGCTGAAGGTTGAAGGTGATTCCATGACCTCACCTGTAGGTCAAAGCATCCCTGAAGGTCATATGGTGTTAGTAGATACTGGCCGCGAGCCAGTGAATGGAAGCCTTGTTGTAGCCAAACTGACTGACGCGAACGAAGCAACATTCAAGAAACTGGTTATAGATGGCGGTCAGAAGTACCTGAAAGGCCTGAATCCTTCATGGCCTATGACTCCTATCAACGGGAACTGCAAGATTATCGGTGTTGTCGTGGAAGCGAGGGTAAAATTCGTATGATCAGGATTGCGGCGCTACTCTCAATACTCTTAACTACCAGCGCCAATTCTGAATGCTGGATTGTCACAAACCTGCACGGGTACGGGGCAATGAATGGCGGTCGTTACGGGTTTACAAAAGACAGCACGGAAGATTCCGTTTTTCACGTAACAATAAATGGCGATAAATCATCAGTTTATGAATCAGTCTCTGGCGTCTATCCAGAGATGAAATACACTGCTTTGTCATCGAACACTATGGTAGGAGAATACCAGTCTGGAGGAGGAATAACCGTTGAAACTTGGTCAATCACTACAGACAAAAAAGCTCTTTACTCCAAAGTAATGAATATCCCAGGTATGCAACAACTTACATCAACCAAATCATTTGTTGGTGATGTAGTCGGAACCTGCAACCAGTAATCCCCACCTCAATCTCGATAACCAAAAACAAACTATTTTTCATTTAAAAACAATGGAGTTTGTTTTTCACGCCCCTTTTTACAATATTTCTTGTTTACAACATACAATCTTTCTTGTAATTTTAAGCCATCAGCAGGACGCACTGACCACCATGAAGGTGATGCTCTTAAAAATTAAGCCCTGAAGAAGGGCAGCATTCAAAGCAGAAGGCTTTGGGGTGTGGTGAAGGGTTCATGGATGGGAATATGTCGCACGTAAAGCGGCGAGGCCTGCGGAACTATTGCCGAATTGAAGTCGGCCGAAGCAGGTCGAAATGGGTCTCCCACCTACCACACCACCAAAGCTAACTGACAGGAGAATCCAGATGGATGCACAAACACGCCGCCGCGAACGTCGCGCAGAAAAACAGGCTCAATGGAAAGCAGCAAATCCCCTGTTGGTTGGGGTAAGCGCAAAGCCAGTTAACCGCCCTATTCTCTCGCTGAATCGCAAACCGAAATCACGAGTAGAAAGCGCACTGAATCCGATAGACCTTACGGCGCTGGCTGAATACCACGAACAGATTGAAAGCAACCTGCAACGTATTGAGCGCAAGAATCAGCGCACATGGTACAGCAAGCCACGCAGTGAAATGGGTGTGACTTGTGTTGGTCGCCAGAAAATGAAATTAGGCAGCAAACCACTTATTTGAGGTGAGATATGGAAGCATTAGTAGTAGAGCGAAGCGAGGATGGCTACTGGACGCACCCAGAATACGCCAACCTGTTTGGGGATAGAGAGGTAATTTCAGCTGATGAGTTCAGATCTTTCTGCAAGCAGCATGGCATTGAATCATCAATTGTTGAAATGGAAAACGACAACAATCAAACGGTAATTGACGCGTATTTTGAAGATGGGAATCAAAACATCAGTGGATGGGAGCCAAGCATGCCAGATGGAGAAGGATGGTTTGTCGGTTCGATTCACGATACAGAAGACGGTCCGATCTGCGTTTGGTTCAGGAATGTAGATAAGGCCGAATAGTCGGCCTTTATTTTTGGCATAAACAACAGAATAAACACTGCACTGTGTATTCATTCCAACGAGTGAATACACGGAGCAATGTCGCTCGTAACTAAACAGGAGCCGACTTGTTCTGATTATTGGAAATCTTCTTTGCCCTCCAGTGTGAGGGCCTTTTTATATGCATACCAATAACGCTTCACTCGAGGCGTTTTCGTTATGCATTCAAACAGAAGGAGCATCCTATGCAACAGTTCGCTATTGCAGGGGCGGCATTGGTTCGCCCTTTCAACCCGATTTTATCGGTACAGCATTCACGAAAAAATATTTTAACCGGAGCAGACTTTAAACAACCAAGAATGAAAAGTTTGCTCGAAAAGCTTTGGGATATTTTGAAACAACAAGGCCGTCCATGAGTTTTACAGATAACTGGTCAGACGAAGAATTCATTCGTCAGATGAAAGAATTAATCGGTAACGAAGGAGATATTCATGTCACTTGCAACCACAGTGAAGGAGAGCAAGTTACAGAGACGCATGTACACGCAGAAAGCTCTCTGGTATCGCCATAATGGTGACCGCGAAGGAATGCGGGTATGCCTTAATTTGTCCCGAGTCGAAGTATTAAATCAGCGTTATTTCCTTGGGCCGTGTCCATTCTGAGGTGAATTATGGATTTGAATAAATTCGATGAGCCATTCAGCCCTGAAGATATCGAATGGCGAATACAGCAAAGCGGTAAAACACGCGATGGCAAAGTGTGGGCTATGGTGCTGGCTTATGTCACGAACCGGGCAATCATGAAACGCCTGGACGATGTTTGCGGCAAAGCAGGATGGCGCAATGAATACCGCGATATTCCCAACAACGGCGGCGTTGAATGCGGCATATCAATAAAGATTGATTCCGAATGGGTAACCAAATGGGATGCTGCTGAAAACACGCAGGTAGAAGCCGTCAAAGGTGGTCGTTCCGGTGCAATGAAGCGCGCTGCCGTTCAGTGGGGAATCGGTCGGTATCTGTATAACCTTGAGGAAGGTTTCGCACAAACATCTCTCGATAAAAAGCAGGGGTGGCACAGGGCAAAACTGAAGGATGGAACAGGATTTTACTGGCTCCCTCCATCGCTGCCGGGATGGGCAATCCCAGCATCAGATAACAAACCATCACCAGAAAATACCAACCAGAAATCTCCATCGGTTGACTGCGAACAAATCCTGAAAGACTTCAGCGATTATGCGTCAACAGAAACTGACAAGAAAAAACTCATCGAGCGTTATCAGCGTGACTGGCAATTAATGGCTGGCAACGAGGAGGCGCAGGCTAAATGCGTTCAGGTAATGAACATCAGAGTTAATGAACTAAAACAGGCGGCATAAATGGCAAGCAGAGGCGTAAATAAGGTGATCATTATTGGTCGCCTTGGGCATGATCCAGAAATCAGATATTCACCATCAGGAACGGCATTTGCAAACCTTACAGTTGCTACGTCAGAACAATGGCGTGATAAGCAAACTGGAGAGCAAAAGGAGCAGACGGAGTGGCACCGAGTGGTAATGAGCGGGAAACTGGCAGAAATTGCCAGCGAATATCTGCGAAAAGGCTCAGAGGTTTATCTTGAAGGCAAATTGCGGACAAGAAAATGGCAGGATCAAAGTGGACAGGATCGGTTCACTACCGAAGTTATCGTGGGCGTTGGTGGAACCATGCAAATGCTTGGTGGCAAGCAAGGAGGCAATGAACAGTCTTCACCTCAGCGAAATAACGGTCAGCAACAAAAACAGCAGTCTCAGAAGCAGGTAAATCACAGCGAACCACCTATGGATTTTGACGACGATATCCCCTTTGCACCAGTAACTCTCCCTTTCCCTCGTCACGCTATTTACGCAATTTAAGGACTTACATGAATCACTTGATGGTTGACCTTGAAACAATGGGCAACGGGCCATACGCACCAGTTATTTCTATTGGGGCGGTATTCTTTGACCCGAATACCGGAGAAACAGGAGAAGAGTTCTCGGTAAATATCTCGCTTGAGTCATCAATGCGATATCGGGCGCGTCCTGACGCTTCAACGATTTTATGGTGGATGGAACAGAGTGAAGAAGCCAGAAAATCGCTAACCAGCAACACTCAAGAGCTTTCAACGGCTCTTTCATGGTTATCTGAATTCATCATAAAGAACGCCAACCACAAACTCGTTCAGGTTTGGGGGAATGGAGCATCATTTGACTGCGTTATTCTCCGCAACACTTATTCGCTGACAGGGCAGCCAGTTCCGTGGCAGTGGTGGAATGACCGCGACGTAAGAACAATCGTCGAACTTGGGAAGGCAATAGGATTAGACCCTAAGCGAGATATGCCATTCAAAGGAACTCGCCACAACGCGCTTGATGATGCAATCCACCAAGCCAAATACGTTTCAGCGATCTGGAAAAAGTTAGCTAAATAATCAACAGGAGAAAACCATGCCAGCGCCTCTATATGGTGCGGACGACGCGCGCCGCTGTTCCGGCAATTCCGTATCGGAGGTGCTGGATAAATTCAGAAAAAACTACGATCGGATAATGTCTCTACCGCAGGAAACGAAAGAGGAAAAGGAGTTTCGCCACTGCATATGGCTTGCAGAGAAAGAAGAACGCGAGCGAATTTACCAGACATCAATCCGACCATTCCGCAAAGCCACATATACCCACTTCCCTGAATATATCGACCCGCGCCTGCGTAATTACCGCTCACGCTATGGCGCTATCAGTAATGACTGAGGAATTAACAATGAAAACAATGAAGCTAAACATCAACCTCGGAAAATACGTTATTACCGGAACAAAACACGATCTGATTCTTAGCGAAAGAGGAATTATCAAAGAAGGCGAGAATGCAGGGAAAGAAACACTAAGCCGTATCGGTTATTACAGCAAGTTTGAGCATCTGGTTAAAGAGTTATGCAACCGTGAAATCCTGTTATCTCAGGCGCAGACGCTACAGGATATTCAGCAACATATCGAGACTTTAGGTGTGTCACTTAGCATGGCTGTTGACCAGTTCGTGGAGAGTAAATCATGAGAGGACTTGCATACAATCCCGGCATTCTTCCGGCAGAAATGATTATTCGCCAACGCGTAAAGCCAATGCCATCGAGAGAGGAATTGCTTAAGAGAAATAGTTTCGGTTCTGTTAATGACAACAAATATCTGAATGCGATGTTGCGGAGTGGGAAGAAATGAAACAAATGACACTAATTGAGATGGATGGTTTTCTGAAAGGTAAATGCATCCCAAGTGATTTAAAGGTTAACGAAACAAACGCTGAATATCTGGTGCGTAAATTTGCTGAAGCGGAGGCCAAGTGCGCGGCGCTGGCGGCGGAGAATGCGGGGCTGAAGGCTGCGCACCCTCAACCATTCGGACCTGAGATGATGAAGGCTCTTGATGCGTATGAGAAGCATCAGGATGAAGTGCCGGAGACTGGAATGCTTGATGCATTTTTCATCTTGCGCGACAGCATCCGTGTTGAAACACCAGCCACCGATGCTTTCCTGGCTGAAGTACGGGCGCAGGGGGGTAGAGATGTACGCAGATAACCTCGACAACGGAGCAGACGACGCAGAACGAGGTGGTTTTGATTATGCCGTTAAGTTTCTACGCAGTGAAGCGTCTAGTGTACGTTTGTTCGCCAACCAGCTTCGCAAAGGAGGCAACCAGTGAGCAAGATTGATTATCAAAAGCTTCGTGAAATCGCTGAAAAAACAAAAATTGCTGGTGAAGCACCTGTAATGCCTTTCGATCAGCGAATTAATGCGCTTAACGATTTTATGAAGCACTTTTCGCCAGATATCGCGCTGGCATTGTTGGATGAACTGGAAAGAAACCAGCAATACATCAAACGCCGTGACCAGGAGAACGAGGAAATTGCGCTAACGGTAGGGAAGCTGCGCGTTGAGCTGGAAGGCAAAGACAGCAAAATAGCCAATCTTACCGCCGAACGCGATGCTCTTCGTGAAGGTGAGATGGGCGACGCTAGGCATAGCAACACACGGGCCGCAGCTGATATCTACTTCCAACTGGTCGAGGAGTGCGAAATTCCTGCTGGCGGTTCTCTGGTCGAGTACGTTGACGATATGCGCGAGAAGCTGGAAGCCGCAGAGAAGCGCATTGCTGAGCTGGAGTTGCGGGAGGTTGTGCTTCCGCAATGCTATAGCATGTTGCATCGCGTCGATTTTGACGAGCCTTACCACACTGAAATGGTTTACAGGCAGCATCAGGTTCTTGAGGCACTGCACAACGCTGGAATAAACGTCACCGAAGCAGGTAAAGGAGAGGCATCATGAGCACTATCACAAGAGAATGGCTGCAGCAGGCTATCAACGATTATGAAAGCGTTCGTGATGAGCTTCCTTTCGGGCTTGATGATTACCAGGGGAATATCCTGGATGCCCTGCGTATCGCACTGGCATCACTGGAACGCGAACAGATTCGCCACGAGCATGCCAAATGGTCTGACTCCACATTTGGCTGCGTTGGCCCCATTGGTCCGCTGAAACATCTCTCAAAAGAGGCACTGGAAGCCGCAGCCGAACCAGACGATCTTAGCGAGTGGGCTGATATGCAGTTTCTGTTGTGGGATGCACAGCGCCGTGCTGGCATCAGCGATGCTGAAATTACCGCTGCTATGGAAGATAAATTGAAGATCAACATGGAGCGCCAGTGGCCTGAGCCAAAAGATGGTGAGCCTCGCTTGCACATTAAAGAACCCGGCAACTCTCCGGTAACTCCGGATGGTTGGGTTATGGTGCCGAAGGAGTTAACCCCGGAAATGATGAGAGCCGTTCAGATTAGAAGTGAGCTTGGAGGGTATGCCACTTCCAATCTATCTGGTGCATACAATATGTTTTCTGAGTTCTGGAATGTTGCTGTCTCAGCTGCGCCTAAGGTGGATGATTTATGAATCTATATCGCTGCCCATTCTGTGGTTCCACTGTGCTTAACATCGGATACTCATTCAGTATCAGAGGGAAAATGTGCTATGTGTCATGCAAATGTGGTGCCCAAGGACCAGAAAAACGAACTAAATCTGAAGCGATTTCTTCATGGAATAGTCGAATGAAAGTATGGGTTTATGATCCAGAAACAATATTAAACGTTGAAGAGCGCAGGAGAACAGAAGTCTATATTCATAACCTTAATGAAGATGGATTTACACCAGTGCTTGTAAAGGCTACTCCGCAGGAGGTGAAGTGATGGACTCCTTCGCGAAATATACGATCATTGACTGGATAGCATTCCTTCAGGTTTTGCTCATCTGGTTTTATATGGCTTACAGGAGTGGACAGTGGATTGTCAGTGTAGCCTGTAGCAAGGGATGGCGTTGGTGGAACCGAAAGAATAAAAAAGCACTGGCATTGGATTCGTTTTACGAAGCATTCAATCTTAACAGCCTTCAGCCTGGTTCTGTCATTGTAGTCACCACTCAAAGCGGCATGACGATACAAATTCACAAGCCAAAGGAGGAAGGTCGTGGCTAACCTGCAACTTGCCGTCAAAGGTGAATACTTCGATGCCATGATTCGCGGGGAGAAAACGGAAGAGTATCGCTTGTGTAATGACTACTGGAATAAGCGAATTATGTTCCGGGAGTATGACCGCCTGATTATCACAAAGGGATATCCGAAGCGCGACGACTTCAGTCGCAGAATTGATGTTCCGTATGACGGATATGAAATCAAGACAATCACACATCCCCACTTCGGCGATAAACCGGTAAAGGTGTTCGCGATAAAGGTGAATATCAATTGCTAAATTAGTAGCATAGCATAAAGATGCTTGCATTAATGAAGTGTGTATAATAACGCCTCATCAATAGTAAACTACTGAAATAGCAAAAAAAATGCATATTAAAGAGGATTCGAAAATTGAAAATGTTCATGCAAATAGACAGACGCATAGATATTAATGGCAATTCATACTTAGTTAGATGCGAAGAGAGGCCTAACGGTGAGTGGCGTGTATATGATATTGACCGTAAGATCAATATCAGCACCATGAACAAAGACACTGCCTTTGATGAATGGAAAGCTGAAGCTAAAAAACAACATAATTCGTAGAATTACAAAAACCCTAACCAATTGATGGTTTTCTTTTATCTGAACTCGCTACGGCGAGTTTTGTTTTATGGAGACAAGAAATGTCAGATTTGGCTATGAAGGTTTTGAAATTGCAATCGACTGGCGATGTAGGCATCAGTAGCGCAACTCTTGCCTCAATCGCATGTGGACTGAAAAAGAATATCTATGGTCATAGCTTCGGTGCTCCACATGACGCAGCCGATTTCCGACGATGCGTTGCACTTGTTGAGCAGATTCCAGAAATCAGAGATTCATTCGACAAGGTTGCAAAGCGCGTTCCGGCATTCAAAGGAATCCTCAACGAATGGGATTCACTCGTTGCTCTGTTGAAGTCTGAAATGAAGACGTATGGGAACAAAGCACCAGAGACTTACAGAAGAATCAGCGAGCTACGCAAGGACTAACCCACCTCACACTCGATGAGGCCTGTTCATTGCTCAATGATATCCAGACCTACCATCGCCGCATCAATGCGGCTTTTTCTTGCCTGATTTGCAGGTTCGATTCCCTATTCGGAGATAGCACTCATGCAACACGAACTACAACCTGATTCACTGGTTGATTTGAAATTCATCATGGCCGATACTGGCTTCGGTAAAACCTTCATCTATGACCGGATTAAGTCCGGCGACCTGCCAAAAGCCAAAGTTATCCACGGGCGAGCAAGATGGTTATATCGTGACCATTGTGAATTCAAAAATAAGCTCTTAAGCCGCGCCAATGGGTAAAATAGCGGGTAAAATATTTCTCACATCTAAAAAACTCCATTCCAATCAATCCCCTGCCGCTTCAAGTAGATGTCTGCAGGGGACACCAGATACCCTTCAAACGAAATCTACCTTCACCCCGTAAAAGATGGGTTTGGCAGCACACTTGCCTTATATCTACTCATTTTTACTGCAACAGGTTGAAATCTCAGCACTGTCAGAAAGCGCTGATGACTAAACAGCCCTGAGCCGGGCGATGTAACCATCACACAGAATCCTGATAGCGAAATATGGCGTGACTCGATACTTCACTCCGCAATGCATTCCTTGATGAATTCGCAGGACCGTGATACACGGGACAGGTCACTGAATGACGACAATGTCCTGGAAATCAGCGAACCGCGCATCTGAAGTACATTTGAGCGACTGTACCAGAACATGAATGAGGCGTTTGGATTAGGCGATTATTAGCAGGGCTAAGCATTTTACTATTATTATTTTCCGGTTGAGGGATATAGAGCTATCGACAACAACCGGAAAAAGTTTACGTCTATATTGCTGAAGGTACAGGCGTTTCCATAACTATTTGCTCGCGTTTTTTACTCAAGAAGAAAATGCCAAATAGCAACATCAGGCAGACAATACCCGAAATTGCGAAGAAAACTGTCTGGTAGCCTGCGTGGTCAAAGAGTATCCCAGTCGGCGTTGAAAGCAGCACAATCCCAAGCGAACTGGCAATTTGAAAACCAATCAGAAAGATCGTCGACGACAGGCGCTTATCAAAGTTTGCCACGCTGTATTTGAAGACGGATATGACACAAAGTGGAACCTCAATGGCATGTAACAACTTCACTAATGAAATAATCCAGGGGTTAACGAACAGCGCGCAGGAAAGGATACGCAACGCCATAATCACAACTCCGATAAGTAATGCATTTTTTGGCCCTACCCGATTCACAAAGAAAGGAATAATCGCCATGCACAGCGCTTCGAGTACCACCTGGAATGAGTTGAGATAACCATACAGGCGCGTTCCTACATCGTGTGATTCGAATAAACCTGCATAAAAGACAGGAAAAAGTTGTTGATCAAAAATGTTATAGAAAGACCACGTCCCCACAATAAATATGACGAAAACCCAGAAGTTTCGATCCTTGAAAACTGCGATAAAATCCTCTTTTTTTACCCCTCCCGCATCTGCCGCTACGCACTGGTGATCCTTATCTTTAAAACGCATGTTGATCATCATAAATACAGCGCCAAATAGCGAGACCAACCAGAAGTTGATATGGGGACTGATACTAAAAAATATGCCGGCAAAGAACGCGCCAATAGCATAGCCAAAAGATCCCCAGGCGCGCGCTGTTCCATATTCGAAATGAAAATTTCGCGCCATTTTTTCGGTGAAGCTATCAAGCAAACCGCATCCCGCCAGATACCCCAAGCCAAAAAATAGCGCCCCCAGAATTAGACCTACAGAAAAATTGCTTTGCAGTAACGGTTCATAAACGTAAATCATAAACGGTCCGGTCAAGACCAGGATGAAACTCATACACCAGATGAGCGGTTTCTTCAGACCGAGTTTATCCTGAACGATGCCGTAGAACATCATAAATAGAATGCTGGTAAACTGGTTGACCGAATAAAGTGTACCTAATTCCGTCCCTGTCAACCCTAGATGTCCTTTCAGCCAAATAGCGTATAACGACCACCACAGCGACCAGGAAATAAAAAAGAGAAATGAGTAACTGGATGCAAAACGATAGTACGCATTTCTGAATGGAATATTCAGTGCCAT